ATTGTCGAATCTTTGTCAGACCAGTAGTTTGATGTAAAACAGCAAGGTCCGTATTCGCCATCTTTTGAAACTTGCATCTGCATGAATGGCGCAGGACAAAAGGTTTTTGATAATGACATTATCCTTTTTTGAGTAATTTCTTCATCAACTCGTTTCTGTCAGATATCACAAAGCCGTCACTTTCTTCGACAGCAGGTCCGTCTTTATTACCCTGATCAAGTTTTTGCTTTTTGAGTTGTAATTCTATCATTTTTAATTTTTTGTCAATCTTACCACTTTTGGCATCTATGGCGTTCCGCAGGAAATTACCCGCTACTTCGAATATTCTTCCCGAATATCTGGAGTCAACATTCATTCCTAGGTCCATGAGATTTTTGTAACTTTCTTCGGCTTCTATCGCTAGTTTATCAAGTTCAAGATCTGAAAGTTCTCCAAGCCCTTTTACCTGTGGCAATGCGGCGGCAACCTTATCAAACTCAGCATAACTTTTTTGTAGATTTGCCTGTGTCTGTGGATCTAAATTCTTATACGACGGATTTTGTGCGTTGGATTCTTTTGTTTTTTTATCTTTTTCTTTCTTATCTACTTCTTTGAATGCTTCCTTTACATTTGGTAAATTCAATATATCTTCTAATTTTTTTGTCATTGTATTATTTACTTACGCTTGCCATTGTGGAACAACTGTTCTTCTGACACTACCCTGAACTTGATCCTCCTCTGTCTGGCGTATGCGTTGGCGGCTTCCCACTTGGCCATGTTTATAACGACCTGTTTTTTCTTTGCCTGGCTCCTGCCTGCAGATTCCATGGTGGTTTGACTCATGGGTTTGACTTCCACCATCTCGGCGTGTTTACGACCTTCCTTGTCCTGATACACAATAAAGAAATCGGGCACGTAAACTGTGTACTTGCCAGTGAAAGGGTGTCTGTATGGTATCTTGATAGATTCACTAGCCCATTGATACACATTAGGGTGTTCATCGCATAATCTCATGAATGCGTGTTCCCAACTTGACCTGTAAGTGGGAGTCTTGGTACCTACATACTTGTCTCCGTTTTTGGGAGAAAACTTTCCCCTTGCAAACCTGGGTAACATTAGTCTATGATGTTTCTAGATACAGTCTCTTGTGTTGTCAGTGTTTGCCTGACACCCAGCCTGCTTGACTTGTATCTGTTGGCGTTTAATATAATTGTAATCAATTCTGATAATAGTGCCGGCGAGGCATAGGTCAGTTGATCCAATATTTGTTGTGGTTTAATGTTGTCGATTTTAGCCTGCGACAGGATAACATATGCCGTGGACTCGGCCGATGATCGAGCAAAGCCTCTTTTTACGAAGAAAGCAACAGTGCTATCATATTCACCTACGTTGAATTGATACTCTGACTCGTAGTCCGATGTTGTCAGTTTTCTGATTGTTTCGTCTAACTGATCTTTGTCTTTTGCTGGTAAATTTGTGTAAAATTCTGTCATTATAATGCCGCCTTCTCTGTTGCTAACTCCACGTCTAGATTTTGCCTTTCAATCTTTATATAACCTTCGATCACTAACTTACGTATATCTGTGATTGCTTTGCTTGTGTAGACATTCTTAACACTATCGATGCTATTTTCAAACTCGATGTCTGATTGCGCAACTGTAATGCCTTTCCTTGAACCTATGTCTCTGTAATAGATACCTGCCGCAATTTCTTCCCTGATGTTACTGTCGTTAGACACGAGGTTGAACGACTCGTCGGGGCCTAGATAATCTGTGGTGTTAAGACTATTGCTAGTCAATATAGTCGTGTTTTGTCTTTGATTGTTGTCTGCTGTACCTTTTGCACTTGCAAGTACTGCCGCTCCGGCCACCGCCGCCCCTACAGAAAAAGATGCGACTGGATTAGTTATAGAACCTGCCTGTTTGCCAATTTCCAGTACCCCATCTTTAGCAATCCCTTTAAGTTCCTCCTTAACGTCTTTCTTTTTGATTTTTTTTGCATTGTTGTAAGTGTTAGAGGCAGTGAGGATAGCACCCAGTATGTTTCCTGATTGAACATTTCTTATAACTGAACCTATTCCGTCAACGACACCGCCCGGTCCAAAAATAGAATTTGTGCCACCGCCCAACACCGTCAGTGGAGAAGGTTCATTGTCGTAATGTATCGTCGCAAATCCCGGAACGTTATTTCTATTGATGATCCCAGACTTGTATATCACAGTCTCATAAAAAATTTGCATGGAGTTTGCCAATACGCCTGCTCCGTCGGCTTGGTCTAAGTTGTCGTGAGAGAAAGAACCTATTACGGGATTGACCAATGTCATTGATGTGAACCTCTGTTTGTGTAAAACAAAAATCTCAATACCCTTTAAGTAAGGTTTTTTCTTCTGTGCTGGTGTGTCTAGTCCAAACTTTGTTGTTGTCCTTGCGGCACCGAATTCGTAATAGTCGTCCTTTGTGTTAGATATCTGTAAGTCTGAATTCATCGCGACCGAATCTGCTATATGATATTCGTAATATTTTTTCCAGAAGGCGTTGACTGTGTCAGCGTGATCGTCATGGAAGGTTATGTTGACAGGCTCATATTGTATTCTAGTTGCCGCGTACATTTTTTTGTTATATTGTATTTTTTCTTCGAGGTTCATCCCATATTTGGGTAGGTCACAATTTTTGACCAGCATGTTTAGTTCATATCTTTCATGGGCATTAAATCCATCGACGAACAGTGTCTCGTCTGTGTTGAAAACCACATGGAACAGGAATTTCTGTTTCGGCATCAACTTGTGATTGTTGTCAATGTACAATCTAGATGCGTGTCTGTAATCTTTCATTCCAGGCAGTCCGTCCTGGAAACCTTTTAAGAAGTTGTTAATGCTTGGCATATGGGTATTTATGGTCACAAAAAAAGCGCCTATAAAGACGCTTTTCCTGTTATAATTGCTAACTTAATTTTTTGTATTACTGTCCGCCACCAGTACTCAAAGTACCTACAGTTCTAGCCACTGCTGTTCCGATTCCTGTTCCTGTTGGAGTTTGGATTGCGTTGTCGTATCTCACAGACAATGTGATGGTCGCTGGATCTGAAGTTGCGTATGCTAACGTGTTGTAGTTTACGTTTTCTACATAAGCACCGTACAATTCAAATGTTTCTAATACGTTTGGTGCACTTGCTCCGTTACCACCATCAAGCATCTCGATTCTTGCAGTGAATTTGTAGTCAATGCCTGATGCCGCACTTGATTGTTCAAAGAAGTCAAACTGTTTTTGGATCTGCTCACCAACCAATTTAGTTACAGAGTTGTTAACGTCATCTCTTAAATTGATTGTGATTGGATCCCAAGTGTGTTTACCAGCAACATAAACTTTTGAGTTGTAAACGTCTAGTGTCACATTGTCAAAAGTCAAGTTTGGTCTTGTGATATCAATAACTTGTTTTGTAAGTTCTGATCTTGGTGTTGATACTCCAAAATTTTCCAATATCGCTCTAAAACGATATTGTAGTTTTGGCATCAATAAACCTTGTGATGCTGAACTCTGGTCGTTTGCTAGTGGTACTGTAAATTTTGATAAAGTTGATATTGCCATCTGTTTCTCCTATTTATTCAAAATTAGTTCCCTAACTTTGCGATTTCTCCTGTGTTTTTGATTCTCAACGGTATGTAGATGAACTCGACCGATTTCACTGGTTCGATCGCGATGTCCACATACAGTTCATTCCTGTCGATCCTTGTTGGTGTGTTGTTTGTGTCGTCACACACTACTAGGAAGTCGTACAACGCTCTCTGACCAACCAGCTCCAGCAAGAATGACTCGATCGCTTGTTTGATCTCGTTCCTTGTCAGCTCATCGTTTGGTTCAAAGATGAATGGTTTTGCGATTGCGTCTAATTGTGATCTCAGATACACTGCCAACCTTGATACGTTGATCCTGTCTAGTGCTGAACTCGCCGAAGTCTTGGTCAAGTTACCAAAGTTCACGATACCAGCACCTGAGAAGAAAGTTATTGGGTTGACTTTGACCTCGTGCATACTGTCTCTCACTGACTCCGTAACAGATATTGTTTGGAATTCACCACTTGCCGTGTCTATGTAACCAACCGCTGTGGCGTTGTCGACCACACCTCTCCTAGTGCCCGATGGTGCGAACCATGGGAAAGCGATGTTGTCGTTGTTGGCCAGCGTTCTCATCATCATGTGTGATGCTGGTACAACGATCTGTTTGCCTGTGTTGTCAGTGGTCAGACCTGATGGGTAGAACACTCCCAGGTAATCACTTGAGCTAACAAGTCCGTCCTCACCGTTGTCCAGTGCTGACGCGGTATTGTTGGCCCAGTTCTGTATCGCTGTTGATGTGCCCTCTAATCTCAGAGGTGTGTCACCTACCACGAACGCAGTGTTGTTCCTGTCTGTGTTCAGGTTGATCATGTTCTGTATCAGTTCTGGATATCCAGGACAAGCGATCACGTTGTAACCCCTTTGGTCTTCTCTTATCGCTTGGTTGGTGTCTATCTCAGATTTCAACTGCTCAACGATGACCTGTCTCTGTGCCTTCCTTCCGAAAGTGCCAGAGCCGTCCGCGTTGTTGCTAGACTTGGTCACCCATCTGTCTGGGTAGTAAGTGCTAACAGACTCGTTGTTGTATCTTATGTTACCCAGTCCTGTTGAACCCGATCCAGGATAAGCAGTCGTTGTTATGTAACTGTTCTTGTATTCCTTGACATTGTAGCCAGAACGTCTTGTGTTCCATAACAGGATACCCTGTGGGTAGTTGTCTGGGTTTGGAGCGTCTGGGTCTAAGAAATCATCACTCAACAGGTCCTTGATTGTAGAAGGTGTTCCCGCCGCCGTTGATGTTCCCGCCGCCTTGTCTGTTGAAGTGTGCCATCTAGCGTCAGCAAACACGATACCATCTTCCGTGGTCTGGTCTGCCTTGTCAATTAGGACCCAAGCCGCGCCTGTTGTGGTCACTGCCACTTGGTTTGCTGTGTTGCTTGAGCTTAGTGTCGCTGATGTGTTGTACTTGTAAAGTTTTGGATAGTTCTCAAGGTCACTGGTGTCGATCCATAAATCATTGTCAACTAGCGCAGTACCATCTGACTGTGTGGTAGGTGCTGTTGCTGAAAACTGTGGACCATTAGGATCTGTTGAACTGTACACCTGGGCATAACCTTTCCAGGTTGTTCCATTGTGTGTCATTATATCTGCCACATCCGAATTAGTGTCATACCACAGTATGCCATCTGCTGGCTCGTTTGTAGGAGCACTAGTTGAAGCAACGTAGCTCAATCTCTTCCAATTACTAGCCATAATACCTGTGTTGGCGCTTGAGTCTAGTGTTTCGCCAGTTGGTAGGTCATACAAATTGTCGATCAGGGTTGAGCTGTTCGCTGTGTATGTTCCGTACGCATGTGCAGTTGAGGCGCTGAATCCCGCATCTGCTAATGGTGTTCCTAGTGTGTCAAACATCCTGAAGTCACCGCCCAGTGCGTGTGTCATCACGATCTCACCCGTTGTCAACTTGCTGGCGCTGACGTTTGTCAGTCCCGCACCGTTCACAGCGGCTATGAAATCATCAGCACCTGTGCCACCCAGTGTGATTGTCACTGCTGAGCTTAATGCTTCTTGGTTCTTGATTGATTCCTTGATTGTGAAAGTGTTTCCACTTGAGAAACTTGGTGTGGTGTTGTTACTGGTTATCGTTGTAGCACCGCCTTCGTATCTGAACAGTTGGAAGTCTCCAACGTTTGGAGTCGTGTCAGAGGCGTCCGCCGCTGTCATGCTCTGTTCAGTGATGTTGTACTGTGCGTACAGTGTTCCAACGGTCAGGTTCGCTCCACCGCCCGCGGCATCTAGGTTGTAGATCGCTGAATGGTTATTTGCGTAGAGTGGGCTGGCCACTGTTGAGAAGCTCGCATCTGCTGTGCTGTAAACTTTGGTAACAATATTGGCACCAGCATTAGCGTTAGTAGTCTTGAACCACACAGAGCCGTTAGGTCTGTTTTCGTCTGCTGTCTTCCAAGTAGGCCTGTTGGTGTGCTTGTCCTGTAGGAACTTGGCACCATTCTTGACACCTGCTGTGATCCCTAGTTCTGCTAATAAACCGTTTCCTTCTTCGAATCTGATTGTGTTGGCACCACCGGCTGAGTCACCAAGAGCGTAACCGTTGTGGAATATCTCTAGGTTACCTGTTGTAGCGTTAACACTCGCACTAACGTTGGTCACATTAGATCCGATCGCTGTGGCAACATCGGCCAATGTTGTACCACCTGATGTGATAGTGATACCGTTCATGACCATAGTTTTAGTTGTCACCGCAGTTCCTGAAGCAACTGTGACCACAGGGTGTGATAGATGCCATGCGCTTGAACCCACCTGCACCCAAGCGTTGCTTGAGTTCTTGTAGTAGATGAAATTTTGATGTCTGGTTGTGTTTATCGCGTAACTGCCAATAGTCCCAATTGCCGGTTTCGGTGCACCAGTGCTCACCGCACCAACTAGGTCACTTGTTGAAGTGATCAGTATCGGAGTAATTGTTGTGAATGCTTGGTTAGTGGCAGACCATTCGAATATACCATACGTGCTTGATGCAAGGTCAAACCAGTATGTGCCATCTGTTGGTGCCGCTGTCGGAGCCGATGCGCTTCCGATCAATCCGTTGGTGTCAACGT